AGGTAAGAGAGCCGGCACAGGTTTTGCAGGGTGGGGTGGGGTGATGGCTGTGGGGTCTTGGAACAGTTCACTCTCACTGGGTAGTTGTAGATCAGGCACCGATAGTGCGGCGTCCTTCTGTGAAATCTTGTCTCGGCTTTTGGGACTCTTGGCCTGGTTCGAGGGGTCGGTGACGCGAATGAAATCAGACTGGGTGGCCCCTGATGCCGGTGTAATATTATCGCTGGCCTTATGTGACATGAGTGTGTTGGCGGTTCCGTTACGGTTGTTCACGTAATGGAGATTCCCGTCAACCGTGTTGATCTCATTTATACGCTTACGAGGATACAGCATATTCCACCAGAAAGCGCGACGCTTACCAATACCCTTTGTCACCCGACCCCCAGATTTGGTGGTGTCCATTGTCTCAAACATGAACTGGACGAAGTCGTGGTCGGGCATGAGTGAGAAGTCAACCTTCTGGTCCGCGAGCTTATTAAACTCATGGTTCAAACCCCTCGCGCTAAGTGCAGAGTCGCCTGTGTTATACGCCAGATCAACCACCGCGAGGAGTGCCGACGCGGGGGCGTTCTCTATACCCGGAAACTTCGCAACAGCCTCATCAATTATTCGGTCTATGTTAAAACCGGTGGCGTCCCACACACTCATGGCACCATGCTTAGCGACTAACTCATTGTATACATCGACGCGTAAACCTCCTGCATAAGTAGGTCGCTCCTGTCCATCCTCATGGAAGGTGTCACCCTCAAGGTCAGAATAATAGAGCGACCGCAATTGGTTGCGAACACCTTCTAATTGCGGCGCGCGGGTCATAACGGAGCCGGATTGAATAAGTCGTAGGTGGCTTGTCGGCGCTCGTAAGCCTCGATGACTTCCGGCGACAGACCCGCGGTGTTGAGTGGTAGCCGCCTCGCGAATACCCGGCCACTCAGCGCCTCGATATCATCTACTGAGTACCCTTTCAATGACACGCCATCTGTGGGTGGCGTCGCGAGTAGCTCTTCTTCTATCTCATCCAAGCGCCCATCCGGTAGCCTACTACGTGACTCGTCGCGGCGCCCCTCCGTGAACTCTACGACGGAGCTAGGAACAACCTTCTTCTCACCATCGATCTCAACCACCTTCCAATAGAGTGAGCTGCCATCTTCACCAATTGTGACCTGGTGCCTGGTCACCACATTCTCGGTTCGTATTTTAATCTCTTCGTTACCTGTACCATCGGTACGGACGAGTCGCCCGTTTACGATCTCCAGATCAGCGAGGTCTTCCTTGTCCGCGAGCGCCGGCCACTTCTGCCGAATAACCTCATTCGCAGCGGCCTTAGCCATCCGCACCGGCGCTGCAACATCATCAAGGCTGTTCTGGGGGTCGTCACGATACGCATCGTACATAGGCATAGCCGCCATAAACACTTGCGCCTGAAACGCCGGTGACCACCCCTTTGCTTCGGCGCTATCTTTTATAGATTCCGCCATACGATTGAATAGAGAACTCCAATTCAAGTAGCCCGTTGAGCCGTTATCCATGAAAGTGCCGGACTTCTCTATCGCCTGTGACAACGCACCTTGGGTCTGCCGGTAGAACATCATCGCCGACGCGTTGTTGAGGTAACCCTCCTCAGTGGCTTTGGCTACCTTATTCTGAAAGCGTATGAAATCCTCACCCTCGAACTCACCATCGAAAGATACCCGACCGGATGCCTTATTGGTCTTCAATCCAAACTGATTATATTCATCGAACAGTTCCATAAAGCGTAACTGCTGCTCTTTAGGGGTGCGCTCGGGTGTACGCATCTTCAACACCCGCTTCTGCATTATAGCCAACACATCGTCAGGTATGACGCCCTTGAACACATTCAACTGCTCTGGGCTTTTGATCTCACCGTTTATGTACTTCTCCCACACATCAGGGATCGCCGTCGCCACAGATAGTTGGCGTTCTGCTGACGCCCTGGTTGTCTCTGATTTAGTCTTCTCAATGAGGGAGTCAGAGAACGCTGTGAACTCATCGTCAGTCAAAGACGCGGCGGCTTCTCCCGACGCAAGCGCCTCACGCCCATTAACTGGGTTAGCCAACCACCCATTTGACAAGCTAGCGCGCCAAATAGGCAACTGCTCCAACATGAGCGCCTCGTTAGCCGGATCACTCAGGGAAGACGCGTCGAGTATCTGACGGAAATCAGCCTCGGCCGACGCTATATCACGATACCCGTCGTGCAACTCACCAGCAATACCGAGAGAGATAGCGCGCATGTTGCCGAGATCAGCCTTGACGATCTCTCCCGCCTGGAAGTCACTGACGGTTTTTAGAGTGTTGTACCGGAACGTGTCAGCGGCGCCCGCGATAGCTTGCCTCTGAATATCGGTCATATTTTCAGTGAACGTGCCAAAGGCTTCGTCGAAATCCACGACCTGCTCATCAAAGACGTAAGGAGCGCCGGTACCTGCGTTGCGCATAGCCTCACCAGCGGCGCGAGTTCGTTCTAACTTGAAATCCGACAGTTGCGCGTGCGCAGAGACCACGTCACGCTTGTCTTGTCGTACCTTGTGCTTCGCCACAGCGTCACTGAGCAGCGCGCCGCTGGTCTGTATAGCCGCGCCTATCTGACCGCCGAAGTCAGCCGCTGACGCTTGAGGGATGTTGACGGGACCACCGACCTGGACGGGTGCATCATATGAGGTGAATTTACTCATCCTACAGCTTTCGGAGCAGGTGTTTTTGCATCAAAGACTCCTGAATTAGAAGTTCCAGCAAGGAGAGTTGAGGCCGCACCAATATAGCCGGCAGTTTTCGCGTTCTTAGCCTTCGCGCGAGAGAGGGAAGCTGAAGTAGAGAAGCCCAACGCCGCCAACTCGCCCTGGTGCAGAACGTCTTGTATCGATAACTCCACTTCCGTGGCTTCATCTGCAATCACATCGCCGGACAGGTCGTTAAGCCGTACCGTCCCCATGTGCTTTCGACCCAAACGACCTTGCCTCTTAGCGGACTCAGCCGCTGACGCGCGGGACGCGATAGCGTTGTTGTTGGCGACCTGCGCGTTGAAGTTGGCCGCGTCAGACGCGGCTTTTCCCTGCTGTACAGCACCTATTGCGCTTATTACCGCACCTATTACTAGTGGTTCTACACCTGACATGAAATCCTCGCATATAGCGCGCAGGCATGGCCGTCAGGCGCGTAGGCTTCCATCCGCTCCGCTTCCATCTTGAAACCAAGCATTCGCGCCCAGCGGTGTGCTGCCGGCACATGGCAGTCAACTGTCAACTCTACGCGCCGCTCGGGCAGGCTTGAGAGGAATTTTTGCACGGCGCGGTGTATTTTTAAAAAGTTGCGTGGGCCCGTGTCCGAGAGGAACGACCACACCATAGCGCGGTTCTCCCACATCGGAATAACACCGCCGGCGCCAAGCACGGTGTCATCGTCCATAGCAGTGTAGCTGGGGTGCTGCGCCAACGAAGTGGCCTGCTCGACCGTCACCCAATCGTTAAGGTACGCCTGCGAGCTTTGCAGTTTTATCTGAGCCAGGTGCGCCGCTTGAAAGGGTAGAATGTGAAACATTACCCGTCCTGTGTATGCAGTTGAGGCATTACTGCCGAAATGGTGACCGGCAGAGGTTGGGTCTGCCGGTAGAAAATATGGTTGTCGCTACTGTACTCACCGTCCCAGTCAAACTCTACGTCCCCGCTAAAAAACGCTACTGCGGCATCCATAGAATCACCGCCTGCCCGAAACACTATATCGTCTAAATTATCCGCATCAGGGCCAACGGAACCGCCCAGTGTCTCGTGAAAGCGCATGATGACTTGCTGGAACCTGTTGACCTTACCCTGCGCCGTGCCTGTGGCCGAGCCAGCTTCAGTGCGTAGCGTTTGGAAATCAGAGGTAAAACCCAAACCAACATGCGCCTTGGAGGTAGGGTAGTTCAAAGTAACGGCGCCCGACGCCACCGTCTTATTAGGATGGACGGCGCCTTCAGTCAGGATGGAAACACTCTGTCCTTCAAGATGCGACAGCCCCGACAGCGTGGACACCCGCGCGCGCACCTTACCGTCGGAGACGTAGGCGGTAAAGTTGTCCGTGTCAGATGTGTCAATAGCATGATGGATGTCACCAGCAGAGGTATATGTCGAATAGCCTGTGCCATTTATACCAGATAACTGAAAAGTATTGGTGGTCTTGTTGGCTACAGTGAAGCCTTTACCGTTGAGTTGGGTCATGCCGACGACGTTTCGGATCATAATCTCATCCGTATTAGACAAGCCATGCGCAACAGCAGTAATCACAACCGGGTTTGCCCTCGTCGCAGCGGATATCTGCACGGCCTGTTTTGTATTACTAAACAGCTCGAAAGTGTGGGTGGCACTCTGCCCTATCCTATATGGCACCTTGTTGGCCTCTGTCATACCGACGATGTCAGTCATGCGTATCTCAGCGCCATTGGCAATAGAATGTGAAGCAGCGGTCACGACAGCAGGGTCGGCCGCAGTGATGCCGGTGATGACAATAGGGGTGTCTAGCGACAGCCCGCTGTCTATGTAGAAGGCGTCCTCCTGGTCGTTGGTTTCATCCCAAAACGGTTTGATGTGCTCGATGTAGCGCACTGTGCCGCCATTAATGTAACGGTTCACAACGAGGTAAACCTCATCAGCGTCACCGGCAGGATTGGGGATAACAGCAACACTCTCGACTTTAGCTTGGGTGGTGCCGGCATCGCTGACGCCCCCGACAACATGCCGGCTCCACCCCACGACCTTTTGGTCGCGCTCATAGGTCAGAGCAATCAACGTACCGTCACCCAGAACGCACCATAGCACGCTCTGCGGTTCTCGTTGATAGGCCATCTGCACGATGCCGGTGCGGGAGATGTGCTCCGCAACCAGCGTCAGATCAGGCGCTCTGAATCCATCATCCTCGAATATAAAGGCTAATTCTCGAATTTTCCGTAGCGCCTTTTGAACAAACAATATTACCTTGCCGGCGCGCTTTGGTTCGACAGCACCGCTACCGTAGCCAGTAGAGCGCGCGCTCTTGACGTTGGAGGGTGTCAGCAACGTGCTGGTGTCAGAAGGCCGTGAGACCCACTCAGCCTCGAAGGTGCCCAGCAATAACCCTTTCTCGTCACTCATCATCCATCGGATGGGATCGACCGTGTCACCCGACAAGGAATCGGTCACAGCGCTATCGTCCAAAACAGTACCGTCAGCGTCGGTCGGCGCCATGTTCTCGAAGTCACCGCTGACGGACAAGTCGTAGCGTAGTGGAAAGTCAGTTGTGCCGGCGAAACCTAGCCGGTTCTGATGAAACCCCACCACCGAAGGGTAACCAGTAGTGCCTGAGTAAAGCCCCAAGCGCCAGTTTATGGTAGCCGTAGTGGCTGATGCGTCAGGGCCGTCGATTGTGGCTGTGATGCTGGTCGTGTTGGCGCGTGCCGTAATAGTGAGATATGTCCAGTTACCGGCTGCGTCCTTCCAACGGATCAGGCGCCCGATGTCTGAAGCTTGAAAACCAGTGCCGCCATTAATACCAGTTACCGCCGACGCTGTAACCGTCACAGAACCGCTAGTACCAGACAAAACCAACGTAGTCGTTGTGCTGTTAGTAACCAGATATGGCCCATCTATGAACGTCACATTTGTAATCGACCACGCCGTGTCGGAGGTGCGGGTCATCTTGCGCGGCGGGTAGGATTTATGTGTGATGTATAACAAGTCGGCGCTTTGCGCAAAGCGGAGATTAAACAGATCGGCAGTCAGATATGTAGTCGTCAACTCAATCGGTGAACCAGTGTCAATCTGCGCCCGGTCTTTGATGAAGCGGGCATACAGGTTACCAAACTCAATAATATAAGCCTGCGAGGACGAGAACACGAACTCCTTG